TAAGGGCAGGGTCATACATTTTACACCCAAGAAGTTTCACATCCTCAGATAAATGTAAGTAAGAATCCCAAGCATTAATAAATTCAGCCTCTGTNGGTTTATCNCCAGTTTGAAAGTANGCTTTTATAACGGTTCTAGTAACTATCATATTCTCAAAATTTTATTGTACTTCAAAAATCATCCTCAATTATCCAATACCCAATACCTTCATCCGTTATTTCTTCTCCCTGACAATCATAAGCTTTATTCAGGGAAGATATTAATATGGGTTCATCGTTAGGGACATAATATCATAAATACCTTCATCATATACTACTCGTGGTACTTAGTTCCAAATCGAAATAATCTTCAAGTATGCAATGCTCAACTATTTCGCAAATTCCCCCTGTTTGATAAAGTTCTCTGAGTCTGGCATTGATTGGTTGTAAAAATTCTACTATCTCGGTAATTATATCCATTGTAGTAGTAGGGATAGTGGTTATAGTGGGAACTGAACAATCATCCAAAACCGAAGATAACCCAAGAGAGTACTCTGCGCAACTTAGACACTCTATATCATAAAAATCTTCATCATACAATAATTCATCCCATAAAGAAAACTCTTGTGGGAATTCTGTTATTACAACGTTTATCCCGAGTAAAGAGAAAAGCAAATTATAGCTTTCAATTGTTCCCTTTATCTTATATAATGTAAACGCATAAGCAAGTAATTTCCTGTACATTGTGTTATCCAGGAAAATATCGGGTGGGTTACCGATAGAATCGGATATATGATTTAAGAATTTTTCATCACAGATTAACGCATTAGTCACATCCATTGCGTCTTCTATATAAGGAACTATATCCTCATCCAATTCATACCCGAATGCTCTTACGTATCTTTCAAATACTCCCAGACCATTTATGTCCTTATATGTATCATCCCTTTTGAACCTTGCAGGGAATAATGAAAAGATATAGTCCTGAAAAAGCATGGTTAATTATTTTGGAGTAAAGTAGGAACTACTGTTATTTGCATATAAGGAACAGCAGTAAGAACTAAGGTATTATTATCAACTACCGTGTCCTGGTTATATGGGTATGTAATAAACTCCCAAGTATTCCCGTAGAAGTAAGCAGTAGAATTTATAGTAAGAGTTAAATCTCCTTGNGGAGTAGTATAGGGAATNAAAGGAGTTATTATNCCATTAAAAACATTATCACGGTATAAATTAAGTACCCCAGCTAANTAAACTATTTTCCAAGATACNTTAGTAGTAGATAAGCTGGTTACTTGTACATCCCAGTATAGGGGAAAATTATGACTAACGGGCCTTGCATAAGGGATTATATAAATGGAATTAAGTGTCAGGTAATCTACTTTTTCAAGGTTATCAACTAATGCGATGATATCAGATAGGTATATAGCTTTATTAATGTCGCTGGTAGTCGTAGAATATGCTTCTAGTAAAGCATTTTGCACATCTATAAGTACTTGTGCTGTGTCGCGTCTAAATTTAGCTACTACTCTTAAATTAAGTGCAATGAAACTTTCNCCAGCAGCCTGTACCTCTACTGTAGTTGTAATTAAACGGTAATTATTAATATATGCTAATACCGAAGTAAGTAAGGGTAATTGGGCAAGNCCTCCTGTAACAGGGGTAATATATATCTTAACTGTACTTCCACATTCATGAAAAGCATTTGCCTTNCCAACTCCCGGGGCTAATCGGGCTATATCAATAAAATCTTGTTTAGTTACTGCTCGGTTTAAGGTCCGTATAGTATAGATAATGGACTTACGAAGTTTTTCCAAACTCTCTAAGCCAGTACCCCCTGTTGAAGCATCATTATTAATACTGAGTAATTCGGTAGCAGGAGCCGGGATAACAAAGGTAGTAGTAATATCTGTAATAGACTCTGCTTCTACATTTCCATCACTCCCCTGCGTAAGAAAATAATCTCCCGTAATATTTGATAAGTTAAGGGGTATCTCTCCATAAGTTCCATCCCCAAATACTGCATAAATTTCCTGTTCAGGGGTAACATCAACAATATAATGTTTATCTGTACTTATAGACCTTCCCAAAGTATCTACTCTTTCCCAGAGGTCTGTTCCTACTGTTAAAGTTAAGCTATCTTCTAAATAGGTTGCGGGAAGAGCGAATCTTTGATTAGCTGTCCCATCACTTACACCTAAAAGCTGAGCTGTATATCCCTTCTTTTGAATTGCTCCCACTATTACCTCAGTTTCACCAGCAGCAATAGTTACTGTTTCAGTAGTTAGAAATTCCACTCCCCCTGATTTTACCAGGGTATCTATGGGGATAACAAAAGGCGTAGCAATAGCAATAGGGTCTCCATTTCCATCTACTAACTTAAATAATAAATTTACGGTAGAAGCAATGGAAGCTTTAATACGGTAATCATGCAGTATAGCAAGTTTTGCTAATGACGAATATCTTCGGGCAGTAGATACAAAAGTTTCTCGAGCTACTTGGTCAATATAGTATCCCAGCATTTCCGCAATACCCGCAAATATTCCTACTATAATTATTAAGGGATTACTTTCACTACGGTCAGTTAACTCGGGGGTAAGAGTATTAAGCCGGTTTAGTATATTAGTTTTTATTTGGGTATAACTTCTTGTTATGAAAGATACCCATGGATTATTGACAGTAGCCATAATTAAAAGGTTTGATTAAATGGGTAAACGAACTCATCCACTATGTTATTTTCCAAAATACGATATTTTAAAGTCACCACAAGATTTCCGGGATTTATAGAATTTCGGGTTATTTTTAAAGCAAGCAATTGTATTCGAGTTTCCCATTGAGCAACCGCATCTTGTATAAATTTCTGGATTAAACGGTCAACTACTAAATCATTGGGCTCTTCCAGAAGTGCATATAAGTTCGACCCGAAAGAAGGTAAAAAGAAACGAGTATTTTTAGGCCAAGATAATATCGTTTGTAGGCTACTTTTAATTAAAGTTGTTCCCACCCCAACACTAGGTTTCCCATTACTATCTATAATAATGGGAAATATTAAACCTTTACCTAATACCGATGTATGGGGATTTGCACTCATTAATGCTTTACTTTATCGTTACTTAAATCTGAAACTATGGTATTAATGAAGGGGGGGTTAGTACTGGGGTCTGTAGTAGTTATTGCAGGCCCACTACTTCCAATGTATGTATGCTGATGAAGTTTTATCTTATCCTCTAACCTATTTATCTTACTTACTAAATCAGATATTTTAATTAGCGCACCATTACTTCCCCCGTTAAAACTGATATCATCCTTAGATACTACTAACTTTAACCCGTCCTTATGTATAACGCCTATAGTGTTGTTTTCATCATCGATAGTTAATAGGTGACCTTGGGGAGACTTAAACCCGAATACTTTCTTAGATAAGAACTCAGCGGGTTTTTCATTGGTACCATAGTATCCGTGTGACCATACTGGACATCTTGTATCCCCCATGTGAAATTCTACCCAAACCATATCCCCTAAATTAGGCATACATTGTACTCCATATCCGTTTCCCCCGTAATTATGTTTAGGATAAGCCCACATGGGTAAAGCCTGTATAGATACTTTTGGGACTAATACTTGTATACGGTTCTGGTTATTGGGGTCTTCAAGAGATACTACCTTCCCCCTATATATAGAATAAAATCTTCCGAAGTATTCTAAACCTCTATATATTACTTTCTCAAGCATATTATTGTTTTTCGGGAATATCCTCGTCGTCCGTAAAATGTACAGTGTCCCGTTTACTCCCCTTTTGCGCTTTTATATATTTCTCCATTGCCGCATCCTGTTCAGGAGACATGATATAACTTTCCTCTGCAGCTTTTGCTCGTTCATCTGCAGCTGCTTTCTCCTCGGGAGTTAAGTTTCCATATAGAAGTATTGCTTCAAATTCTTTCATGGTTAAATTCCCAACATCTACTTCCCCCTCCTTAACTATCCCCACTTCTGTAAGAACTTCTTGAACTGTACTCTTAGTTCCTACAGCAATAGACTTAATTAATTCCATTGTAGTTTTGTAACCCTCATTAACATTTATTGTATGGGTAGCCTTTACTATATACCATCCGCCCTTATGGCATTTAGCCACATGTTGCATTGATATCATTTGGCTTGACTGTAAAATGGGGTCTCCAATAACAGTTAGTCCCGCAGATATTGTTTTTTGACTAGCTTCCCGAGCAGTGTTCCCAAATAATTCTTCCAATGCTTCTAACCCATCTGGTGAAGTTATTACAGTTTGTGCGGGGATATCTGCTTTAACTACTACTGCAGTACTTTCCGTTGCGGGAATCCAAACAGGCACACTTCCCTGTAAATCGTAATACCCTGTACCTTGAGTTTGAAATTCTACTGTGAAAGCAGGTATCGCTAAAAGGTCTTCTCTATGGGTTGCTCTACGGGTATCATTTTCAGTTTGTATATCCTTAAGTAATTGGAAATACCGTTTATACTGGTATGCCAAATCCCCCTGAGTATTAGAGTTACCCCCCGCAAAATTGGTATCATTAGTAGGTCCCCCAGGACCCCCCCCTGCCCCTTCTTCCGAATAATATTGGCTCGCTTGGTTTATAGTTTTTTCATCTGCGTCTAATTTAGACTCTACCGCCATAGTAGCATCTTGTTCCTGATGATTTGTTCGGGGACTAAAAGATATTACATCTCCCTTTTCTCCTGCATAAGTATAAATTCTTTTATAACTCTGATTAAAATCCCGGGTATGGATATCTAAGTCATCATCTCTACCATCTATAAGCCAAGGACCTTCCGGTACCTCATCTAATACCTGACGTAAAGCTTGCATAGGAGACCTATTGGAATAACAGAAAAATATATTACCCCTCATGGGTGCATAATTAAGTATTCCCCCCCTTCCAAACCCGGGTTGTTTATCCCCATATTGAGAAACATTACCCACTCTTAAGGAAGGCATGACATATTGGCCATTCCATTTTAAATTAACATCTTTCCGAGTAGCAGTCATCTCGGTTAAAAAAGATTTTATATCTCCCTTAACAATTTCCTTAGATTTACATCCTCTTAGGTATGACGCATAATTTGTTAGAATTAGAGTTATCTTAACCCCCGTCTCAGAATAATCAACTTCTACATCCCGTACTACTACTAATCTTTTAGCCCAATTTTTTTCGTGTCCTATATATCCCCAACGTACAGTTAATAATGTATCGGGAGTTAATGCAGAATGGTCGGCCATAGTACTACCATTCAAATCCATAAATACTATTTTACCGTCATCATCCCCCTCTTCATCGTAGCAATATTCAAACTCTACAATCTCTTTACTTAATAAACGCCCAGTTCTACCCTGTACTAAAGGTTTACCATTACGAAGAGTTACCTCAACGCCAGGCATTCCATATCCCCCGGGTAATGTGTTTCCCATAATTAAATAGAGTTAGGGATAAATAAAACTGCGCCTGTTTCCAGAACAAAAGGATTTATAATACTATTAACTTCAGCTATAATATCCCAATTGGCAGGAGTACCATAGTATCTAGTTGAGATATCAACTAAAGATTGTCCATCTTTAACAGTGTGATATCTATCTGCACTAGATAGCGTAAAAACTCGGGGGGATTGGAATAGTCCAATATCCCCTTCATGAAACCGTATTTTTACAATGTTATCGTAATACATAAGAATTAGTAATTATCGAGTCTTCTAGGCCAGGCCTGATTTATTTTATCCATATTAGGATTAACAGGGGGGTTATTAACGGGCATCTTAGCAACATATTCAAGCGTATATTCTATGTCATTCCAAGTTGGATTACTCTTCGCAATTTTCTTTAAGGTAATTGTTTGAGTTGCTAAAGCCGGAAACATATGAGTATTTAAGAATTGCCCTGTTTGGGGGTCTTTATAACCTGAATTAAACTGGGCTAATTTATAAGGAGCTTTTTCTACTATGAAAGTATCACGAGCAAATAACCCAAAATCATAACCATCTCCCCAAATTAAAGATACTACCCGAGGAGGAGAATCATACCCATCGCTTTTAGATAGGGCTTCAAGATAAGCACAATGGCCTATTACATCATCCATACCCCGAGTATTTGCATACCATGTAACCTCAAACTCTACTGTATCTTCCGCACCCGTATATTGATAGTGAGCTAAGTTCCTTCCCATTGTAGCAATAGCAACCCATTTACTTCCAGGGTCAACATCTATTATCTTGGGGATTGTCTGAAATTCTATATATGAATAGAGGTCCCGCCCGTTTTCATCCCATGTATCTGCAATACGTGAATCACTTGCAATATAATCGGCATAAGGTAAACTAAGAAGGATTAATTTTTGTTTACGAGTTTGAGTTTTTAAATCTAATACTTTATTTTGAGCATTTCGAGTAGTTTCCCAATGGCGGGTAGCAAGAGATTCATAGGATTTCTTTTTTTCCGCTTCATAATCGGCTTTAACGTGTTCAATATTATAATCTTTCCACTTATGCCTACCCTTTAATTGGTTTAATAAAATAATACCTCTTAATCCCGACTGAATCCAACGGGCAGTAGTAGCTTCCGATACTGTAGGGTCAAGAGTAGTAAAGCCCGCTAATGCTGTCGCGGGCTTAGTTAATAAGTCATTAAGAGAATATAGTTTAAGATTTGCCATATTACATTACTCCAAATTTACGATAGGTATCTTTCTTAGTAGTTTTTCGGGTTACTTCTTCAATTTTCTTTTCCCCGTCTACGTATATCTGTACCCAAGTTCTTCCACTCTCTGTTTCCCTTCCCCGAAAATCATAAAAAGTTTTATCAGGATTCTGGTTTCGTATTTTTAAAGCTTCCATGATTGCAATATCTTGAGAAGTTTGTGAACCTATAGCGTGTTGAGCAGTTAGTCCTAATAACCCCGATGATAAACTTCCTACCGCAATAGTATTTTTCATGGTAGCATTCGCATTATTCGATACTTCTCCGGCAAGGGCATCAACCCGGTGACCCAAATATTGGTCGTCATCTTTACCCAGTGCCATACTTTCATATAATCCCCAAAGAACTGTCCCAATTAAAGCAAGGGGACCCGCGAATCTAAGTAATCCACTCAGTATTCCCCCTAAACCTGCTCCCCCGGCAGCTCCAGCAGCTCCAGCCCCTTTTCCCCCAAATAAAGAAGCAAGGCCTAAGCCCGACATCATTTTCCCCATAAATCCAGGGTTACTTCGGGTTCTCTTACTCATATTAATAATCATCTGGCCTTGTGGGCTATTAGCAGCATACTTTTTACCGGCTTTACTATAGACCCAAGCCCCACCCATTCCGGTAGCTCCAAGTCCCATTCCTCTTGCGGCAGCAGCATTAAATGCAGCAACAGCGGCACTCATCTGAGAATAGCCTGCAATAGTAGCACCTTTATATTGTAAGAAAGTTGCAAGATTAGTTAATGTAATTACTCTGAACCCTGCCATGATAGCTCTTACTGTCCACATTACAGTTTTGATAGCTAAGCCGAAAGCAAGGATTCTCGTAAGAAATCCTCCTACCCATGTACTCATAAAGGAATTAAGTATACCAATAATACCCGAGAGTAATTGTACTAAGGGGGTTAGCCAAGGTTCAATGGCTTCAGTAAATGTGATACCAAGAGTTTTAAAGCTTTCTGAAAGGATATCAAGTTGTCCGGCAAGAGTACTCATCCTTACTTCTGTAATTTCTTTAGCTCTACCTTCGGAACCCGCTAATTGGGCCATAAATTTATCGAAGTTTTCAAGTTGCCTAGCCATTATACTAGCAGCTCTTTTACCTCTTACCCCAAATATATTTAATAAGATATTTTGTCTATCAGCAGTACCCAGTTTATTGAGATTTGTTCCAAACTGTTTTAAGATATCTACTATGGGTAGCATATTACCCTTAGCATCTTTTAATTGGCTGGGGGTCAACCCTAATGCTGCTAATGCTTTTGCTGCTTTAGGTTTATTCTTACCAGAAGCCGCAGTAATATACCTTAGCATATTTTCTACGGCAGTACCCGCCATAGTACCTTTAATACCGGCATTACCAAGTATCATAATAGCAGCACTGGTTTCTTCCAAAGACATATTCAAATCTCGGGCAGTAGCTCCTACGTAGGACAAAGAAGCAGCATAATCAGCTAATTCAATATTTGACCCTAGTATAGCCTCTGTAACCATATCCGCTACTTTCATGGATTGTTCAAAAGGAAGATTAAACATTTGAATAGCCGCGTTCATTACGTCGGTTGAGTTTTCTAGGGTTTCCCCAGAAGCTCCTGCAAGATAAACGGCAGCATCNATACTTCCCTGTACTTGTTCCGCAGAGAATCCCGCTTTAGCCAATTTCTGCATGGCAAGCGCAACCTCTTGAGCATAGAACATGGTATTTGTACCAAGGTCTTTTGCTTGAACATTGAGAGCTTTCATTTGGGACTCATTAGCATTAGTGATAATACCAATGGTTTTCATTGTTAAGCCAAACTCAGCGCCTTTCTTAATAACTTGACCCATTCCATATAATGCAGCAGCTCCCATAAAAGCTTTACCTGCATACATAGCTCTTTGCTGTTTTGCTGAAGCAAGAGCATTCATCGTAGCGCCTAATTCAGTAGACGCATCTCTTACACGCCGAGCAGGACCAGTGAACTGGTCCTTTAGGAACATGGTTATCCCGATACTGATTGAGGAGGAATTACCGTACATGGTGTGGAGTTATATTAATATAATTTTTTAGGCTTATAAGGAACTGTATAATTTTTTATACTTCTTCCTTTCCCTGTTCCTTTAGCAGTATCTATTGTCTCCTGTACTTGCTCGTCGTATTGATTGCAAATATCAGAGAATTTTTTCCGTAATCTAACGGGTAACTTTCGAAATTCGAAATAGGAGATTCCCACTTTATACTGGCAAAGTCGGAAATATTCAGCCTCTAAATTACCCGTGGAAAGAAAAAATCCTGATTGGTGATTAAAGGTATATTAAGTTTTTCTTTAGTTTTAGGATGAGTAATGTCAGTTGTTAAATCGGGGGAAGAATCGAGTTTATCCATCTCNGTTCGTATCTCTGACATATCCTTTGGAGAGAATGCTGTAAATTTTTGAACAATGGTGAAGGTTCCATCGGGAGCTCTTAAACCTAATCTCCGGGCTTTTAATTCTGCATTTCGATTTCTTTCGTTAAGGGGTAATTCGAATAAGAATTTTTCTGCAAAGCCATCACTGTAATCCCAACGTATAACTTTTCCACTGGAAAGAGTTTGTATATGTTCGGGTTCGTTAATAGGATAAGGGGGGATTAATAATGGGGAATATTCTTTATCCTCGGGTGTAGGGAAAGGTTTATGGAAATCCCAGAAATACCTTAAAAGGTCTTCCTCATACCCGAAAGGTTTTTCTTCTTCGTCCCAGGTATAATCGAAAGTAAAGATGTTTCCTAGTGAAAATATTCTAGATGCAATAAGAATATAGTATTTATCACGTAAACGCATTGCTAGAATATCTTCTGGCGTCAGTCTTCCTGCTTTTAAAGATGATTTAGTAATAATTGCAGCAATAAAGTTATTTATTGACATCCCTTCCTTAGCGGCAGATACATCAGATAATACTTCATCATCATCACCATTCTGTTCCCGGATAGTGACCTTTAAACCACTTGGGCAAATTAAATCTTTTGTTCTAGCGATTAAGCTATCAATCACAGTGTTTTCCATAGTTTTTTATTTTTTAATAGAATACGGGGATAAAGCCTATATACAAGAAAAGGGGAAAGCATAAGCAATCCCCAATCCCAGCAGATAATTAGGCTGAAGCAGAATTATAGTCGGTAAAGTTCATCGACTTCAATTTCGATATTGTCGATAACGTTTTCAGAAAGTTGACGGTCGAATTTAACTCCCCCTATTTTAGAAGGCCAACAACCTACGGCAACCCAGGTATTAAGAGGAGTAGTTCCATCTTCGGCAAGTTCAGTTACCGTTAGAACTCTCTTATAAATATCCGGGGGAGTTCCACCACCAAGTAATTGGTTTTGGCACTGGTCCTGCCAGTCGTACATATACCGGTCGGATTCATGAGATACCATTAATTTTTCAATGGTAAGTTTTCCTACCTTCTTACGCCCTGCAGTTTTTATATCGTAGTTAGCATCGCCATGTTCTACGGGTTCAACATCTAAATCAGGTACGTTGCATTTCTGTACTAACCATGGGTCAAGTACGAGGGGAGCAATTTGTATAGTGAAGTTAAATAACTTCCGGGGATTAAGAATATGTGCCATATCTTTTTTGGGGTTTAATTTTTAATTGTTTTATTCAAAGCTTACTCCAGCAGAAGTAAGGATAATACCAATCGTGATTTCCTGCAAAGCAGGGATAGGAGTATAAGACATTTTCACCTTATATTTACCTAATGAAAAATCAGCNGGAGCATTAATCTGAAGTTCNTCCAGCTTAGTAGCCTGTTGGTCACCCTGCCAGTTGGGAACATCATAAGTAGCACGGTTATCTTTAAGACTCCTGAGGAAAGGCATTACAGTATAATACATTTGGCGNGTCATTGTAAAGTCTGTGGGTTCTTCAATGAAACGTTCCAGGGCAGGNGTTAGAGATTTCTTAATAAAATATTCTAACCTTACAACGTTTGCAAATTTCTCNGGNGAATTNGCAAGAGAACCGGTAAANTTACCCCAGAGCATTGTNTGGTTATCGCGATTAATAACAATGTTAATTCCTCTGTTAGCCAGCATATCGAGGTCTCCAATACTTCCCATNCCCCGTAGTTAACTTTAAGGCCAAGTACATTGGAGAGAANTCCCCTGTTAGGACCTGCAAAAGAATAATAAGGAGCATACTGAGTATCACTTACTCCGGCAAGAGCCNCAATATCTCCCATTGCGGGAAGTTCAACAATATTTCCAGTTACGGGATGGAGTACTTTAACAATTCCTGCAAAATACATAATATATTTTGAATCCACACTGATTAAATCTACTTCATCAATGAGGTCCTGGTAATTAGCAGTAAGGTCCGAAAGATAAGCCCAGTAATGAAGGTCTTTACGGGTCCTTGCATAACCCTCTCCTGCTACGTGAATTGCTGTAGTAGACATTTCAGGAAAGCAAATCTGATATCCNTCATTATAAGGATTAAAAGCATAAAGCCCGGTATGTGTTGTAGAAAGNCCCACGTAATCAGNAGCAGATAGTACATCGCCATCAGTTCCTCCCGTAAACTCATACACAAAATTCATAGGACGAGTATCTCCTACTAAAGCTGATAAGTCTTTGTAAGTTACATCTACTAAAGCAGAGCTTTGAACGATAGTGTCCAGATAATGGGAATTAGCTGCAGTGGTATTTGTGATTTTAAGGTTTTCGTAAGTTTCAGTAATATCAGTTTCAACAGTATGTGTAACCGTGAGATTAAAATAATTAGCATTACCATTCGTGGCAGCNGCAATAGTGATAGTTAAATTGTTGTAATCTAACCCGGCATATTTTGGGGCTAATTCAAATAAAGGAACCTGATTTGTACTGTCCCAGATACCGGCGTGAGCAGCAACTGCCATAGTAGCTTGACTTACNCCCAGGGTTACTAACATATCAGAAAATACAAGGGTTTCACCTGCTTTGGGAATTACTACAATTACTCGGTCATTATCAACCCCCCCAGCTACGGGTATTACATCAGCATCCTCTACCAGAGTAGGGAAATGAGATTTTATTTCGGCAGCAACTAGGGCCATTGTAGCATCACTGTCTCCCGCATAAGTTACGGGGTCCATACTTACGGCATTCAATTTTAGATTGATTACGTTAAGCGCTACGAGAGCAGCAGAGAATGTGATTTTCTGTACTGCAGGTATGGAAGCTGATACAGCGTTTTTCTTAATAGAAGATACCCGGAGTTTTGCTCCTGCTTCAAGTGCTCTTTTACAAAGGAATGGGAAATTTGAAGTATCTATTAAACCCCCAAAAATTCTTTCGAATTGTGGCCAGCTTGATATGACTGTATCGGGGTCTTCAATTGGACCTCTTTTGGTAATACCTCCGAAGAAGGATATTCCATTATATGGAGTCGAAGCCTGTTTTGCTTGATTTTCCACATTGAAATTTACTTTAGGTGTAGGCATATTTTACTTTTTAATTGGTTATTTTAGTATTGTAGGTTTAAGTGGCTTAGATGGTATATCCACAGATACCACCCAATCTTGTTCATCCCCATTTGCAGCTTCTATTGTATAAGTTATGGGGTTTGTAAAATCATTAGGAGTTACCCCTGATTCCTGGAGTGCCGCGCCTATATAAGCTTTGCAAAGTAAAGTTGATAATGCAAATGTCCCGATAAGGTTTGTTAAGATAGTTCCTATGGGAACGGTTATAACTACAGTATAATTAACTGGGTCAATCAAAGTTGATATACTAGTTGGGNATGTAAATTGCAAAATATCATTACCATCACTTTGTAGAACGATATCATCGGGAGTTCCATCAGTTACAGATTCAATTGTAATCTCAGCAAGAGGTGCAATACCCGTAGCAGTTACTATTGGGTCTGTTTCCCACATATCGGGAATTTCATAAGAATATACGTGTTCAATAATTCCTTCTGCTGCTCTATCCTGTGAAAGGAACCCAATATTTTGAATAAAGAAAGTGGTTGAATCTTCATAAGTATTAATGTACTTTCGTCTTGGTAAAGCAATAGCTAGAATAGCTTGTAGGATACGAATTTGCTGGACTGTATTTGCAACAAGGTGTACATTAAAATAATAATCAGCAGTTTGTGGGGGCATCTCCAATTGATTAAAAGTCCCATTACCTGCGGGATGAAAATAAGGGGTTAAGTCTCCCCCAAGTGCTCCCGGAAGAAACCCCTGAGAAATAATTGCGATACGGGGTATTTTCTTTGTAGATTTATCCTGCGCATTGCTATAACCGAAAACCTCNATAGCAAATCCCTTATCAAGCACAATCGCAGCAAGAGCANNATCCCAAGCTATTTGTCCTGCCGCAGTATTAGGGTAACTGTTAATATCTGGAAGATATCCTTTATCTACACACTCAATCCGTACTTTGTGAAATACGGAGCGTTCCAATAACTCTTGGATATTTGATAATGGTATTTGTGACATTAGAATGAAACTTTAGCGCGTATACCCATCCCCCTTAAAGCAGCAACTATACCTGCAACTATTTCTGTTTTTACTTTTTTACTTCCCCCGAATTTCTGGAAAGATTTTCTCCATAAAGGTCTGGGGGGAATATTTCTTGATGTTAAGCCTACTTCGAGTATNTGNGCATATTTTGCTATGGGCATTGTACTTTTCCTGTCCTGTCCACCGGGTAAATTGGATTGGGGTTGAGCATCCCANGGGATACCTACTGTATAAAATTTAATTCCCCCACGAGATTTATNATGAGCTTNGATTGAGTTTACGTAAGACCCCGTAAATAAGAAAAATCCTTCTGAACTTCCTGCCCATTTTTTATAGCGAGAATATCCGGATGAATACGAAGGGAATCCATAATCTGTTAGCCCCCCTTCAATTTTTTTAATAATAAAAGCCTTAAAGTTATTTGCTACGTTAAGTGAAGCGGCTTCAGCAGCTTTGATTACAAAGATATGTTGAGTTTCGGTTAAGCGTTTTAATAATGCCCAATCCCCTACTAATTGCCCCATTATCCCACCAGACATACTCTTGCCTCGTAGCGATGTTGAATAACCAGTAGCCATTACGGATAAACCCTTTCTCCAGTTTTTGTTTCTTCTCGTTTCAGTATTACAAATACTAATAATGGATGTGTATAAGCTCCTGCTACTTGTGTATCCCCTGCAGATTTATAAATAAGTCCCCTGATATTAAACCTATCTTCTCCCGGGTTAAAGTTGAAATTCCCATTTGCAGTTAACCAGCCATTATCTTCTAAATATTTTCGGCTAAGTAGCAATACGAAATTTTCCATATCTACTTCCCCAGAAGGAGTAGGTTGAGTTATTGGCCAACTTCTGAAATAATTGTATTGAAATAACCCCACTAAAGGAGTATCAATATAGGCAATTGTTGTAGGAGTATCTTCCCCATGAATATCTAATTTATGCTCCATTCGTTTCCAAATGACCGGCTCAGTAGCATTAGTTTCCCAAGCCTCATAAATAACATCCATGTATGTCTGCCATTCAGCAGGAGTAAGAAAAGCCATAATTAATATCTATCGGGTATTCCAAAAGGATTTCCGGATTGTGGAAGAGTATTTGTTCTTGGGTGTTTTACAGGAACTGTAGGGCTGTATGAAAGGGGTTTACAAATAGGTAGCATTATCCTTAGCCTGTGGGAAAGCATACAGATTTGGTTTATTAGTTGAGTAAGGGCTCCCCCGGGTTTTACGATATCATTCCAAGCTTGTCCTGCATCCCCAGAACCAAACCATTCGGCTTCTGTAGGGCCTGTTACTACTTTCTTTAATTGCCCCGACCCGCCACTTGTACCGGATTGGCTTAATCCAAGAATAAATTGATTTGCACCTTGGATGATTAAATCATAGGCAACTAATTCGGTAATTAGTTCATTTACTAGTGCCGGCCAAGCAAATTCGTTATTATAATCTACTTCTGCTATATTTGGGTCTACTAGAATACATAAATACAATTGCCATTTATCAATTAATATCTGTTTATCTGTAACACTAAGGGTTACGGTAGTAGGAAGATAATTATCAATTAAATCAAAAATACTCTGGTTAAGCATTATCCCTGTAGCGCTTATACCGATATACCTGTTAGTAACAACTACGGGATTTATATTATCATCTACGGTTAAAGTTACTTCGTAAAATCCATCCGTGAGATAAGTATGAACTGGTTCTACATCATGCGATGTTATACCATCACCAAAATCCCAAGTATATACTAAACCAGCACCCCCAGTAGAGCGGTTCCTAAATTGAACTTCTCTACCAGGGATATTAGTATGTACAAAATAAAAGGTAGCAATTAGGGACATAGGAATTATGCTTCGGGTTCAAATTCTGCAAGAATACCGGCTTTATCCATACCTTCAAGTTCTGCAATAAACTCTTCAGCTAAATCCAGAGCTTCGGCATTTTCTTTTAGGTACTTCACCATATCAGATTTTTTCTTCATTTCCGAAAGAATTTCAAAAGTAGTTTTTTCCACTTTTTCTTCTTTCTTTTTAGTTCCTTCAGCAACTTCAATAAGGTGCCCTCCATTGAGAGCTTTTCTGAACAATGGGCTTTTAGCCTGTTTTGCAGTAACCTCAGTAAATTCTTTATGCTTGGTTACTTTTAAACCGGTTTTCATATCAATGAAAATTTCGGCTTTAGGACTTAATTTTACTTTCATATACAAGGGTTTTTGGTTATTATAAAATAGTTGAGAAAAAAAAAGCGGGATAAACTCAAGGTCTTCCCGCTTTCTTAAAATGGTATGAAAAAGTTTTTGTGTTTATTCGATAACTACATTTTCAGCAGCATCTACGTCCATCCATGATGGGAATCCGTCTACTGAGAAGTCTTCCGAAGAATCCATGATAATAGCGGCATCCCTGAACATTTTTGCAAACCCAGTTGTAGTTGAAGCATAGAAAGCTTCAGTCTGGTTAGAAACTATCCTTTCGGATTCAACCAGCAGGGGCTGAGCATTGAACTTAATGATGGCAGCTGTTGGGTCAAGAATTATTTCCTGGTCGTCAGAAATGTTACCATGAATATAATAATCAGTACTTGCAGGAACCGGGGTCTTCATCACGAGGATGGCATCACGGTCTGAGGTAGCACGTTTCTTAAATTCATCCAGGTCAAGGGTATCAAGGGCAGCAGCTTCTCCTCCGAGTATAACTCTTGGGGCACGGCCGATACGGGCCATACGAATCCATACTCTTAAGAAGTCACGATATATTTTTGTATTGGGGGTTGCAATACCTACCATAGGAGCACTTTCAGAACCGTCTCCCTGTTCCCCGTTCACGAGGCAATTGATAGCAAGTACATCCATACCCTGTCCCATTTTTACTCCGAAATCCCGTAGGAATAATCCTACCACATTGAGTGAAGCATACTGAATTACCTCGTATGATAATTTAATACCACGACCGATTTTGTAAATCTGGAATGTCTTCGACCCATAAGAGATAGCGCCCAGAGGAATTGTTTCACCTTCACCTACCCGGCGAGGAGTAGCATCACTCATGTTAAGGTGCGGCATTACTGCTGTTAGTCCTGACATCTGCTCTTCTGAAGCAATGATATTAGGATATATCGGTCCCCTGCGGAGTCCGAGCAATAAAGCTTCGCGAATGATTTCCGGGATAATCCATCTGACATCGAGGTCAGGTAGGTTTACCATGTTTTGGATGGTAGTAAAGTTAGGGTCAATTCCAAGGTCATGTAGAAGTCCTTCAACAGTGGTATTGAATTTTTCCTTTACCATTACACTGAGAGAAACATCAGTGGGGTTTTCTTTGTCGGTACGGAGAGCAATGGATTTCTTTACCATCTCTTCGATTTTCCCTTTATACTGGCTTTTTGCGTACTTTGCGCGATTCATATATTTAAGTTTTTTTGTTATTACTCAGTGAATTAATCTTTCAAAAGTACACGAACCACATCCCCGATGTCAACAGCCACGTCCAGTGACCATCCTACTACGCTGGCATAATCAGCAGCAGGGATAACAACCTGTGGGTATTCCGTACCCGGGCCATTATCTCCTTCAACTGCACCTGCATCGAGAGCAGCGCCGGCTTCAGCATAGATAACCGAGTAACCGCGGGTAGCAATTGTTACTAAGTCACCATCATCTCCAACACCGTCGTGCATACTTACTCCGAGAATATTGTACTCTAAGTCACCAGCAACTGCGGGAGTTACTTTACCAGTTGCGTCAAGAGTTACTAACTGACCTTTTGCTATCGTAGCGCCAGCTGCTACTTCAAACTCCAAATGAAGTTTATGAGCCTCAGGCCCATTAAGAAACAACGTTTTAGTTGTGTCACCGATTTGTCCAGGCATATTATTAAATTTTAGGGTTAATATTTAATTAAG